GATGATGCCGCACTTGTACTGCTTCCTAAAATGGAATCCACATATGCTTTTGATGTTGCGTGACTACTTGCTGATGGAGTTTCATTCAAACCAGTTATTCTGTTTGCACCCATAGCCAAATCGCCAGATAATGTACCTCCTGACAGATTTAATTTAGTGCTTAATCCTGCATCAACTTGTGATTTTGGAGTAGCACCTAAAGAAGTACTGGCACTCGCTAAATTAATAATAGCGTTATTACCCATTGAGATAACACCAGTAACACTACCGCCTGATAGGGCTAACTTGGTTCCTATGGCAGATGTAACGTTCGCATGAAAATCTGGATCATCATTAATAGCATCACTTAACTCTCCTAAGGTATTTAACAGAGTTGGTGCGTTTGAAACTAGATTAGATATAGAATCATCTACATATTTTTTTGTAGCCGCATCTGCATCATTTGATGGTGCTGATAGATTGGTAACTGTTGAACTACTATCAAGGTTTAACGTACCAGTAACTATTAAATTACTAACTGTTGAGGTTCCACTTGTAGCTGAAATATTACCTGTTAAATCTCCTGAGTAACTACCATGAAAGTTTGTAGAAAATACGTTGGTTGCTGATAAAGTATTTATTAATGCTGTTTGAGATGATACTGGACCATTAACTTTTGTAGAAGCATTAACAATACTAAATGATCCGACTGTTGCCGCACTTGCTCCAATAACAGTTCCATCAATCGTTCCACCAGATACTACTGCTAGTGAAGTGGTTAATGCTGATGGAGAAAAAGTACCAGTAGAGTTAAAAGTTCCTGCGACATCTAATCCACCGCTGACTGTTAATTTATCTGTAATAGTTGCAGATGAAGCCACAGTCAGTTCATCAGTTAATCTAAGGGTATCGCCACTACTTCCTGATTGAAAGTCTTTGAGGTGACTCATAAGTTCTCTAATAGCGTTATTTACTAGAGATGGAGCCATGCCCTCGGCTAGGTTTATCCCATCTATATCTGTATTGCTACTAGAGGTTGCGTTGTATTCTGATAATTTTGTTTTAGCCATGTTTTAGTCCAATATTCCTCTTGTAGCAGTTGTTGTGCCTATGGTTGCCAAACCCATTCTTTTTGCCACTTCGTCAAACAATTTTTGATCTAAAGATTTAAGCCTGTTAATGATTTCTGTTTGTTTTTCTGGGTTTAGTTCTATTAGATTTTTTGTTATTAACCTAGCTTTTTCTGGTAAAGGATCAGCAGATTTAATGATGTACCCTAGAATATTTCTTTCTGCTATTTCTCTTGGAGAAACATTTTTATTTTCCTGTAAAAAATCTTTCATAAATTGTCTAGGTTCTGTTGGAGAACCAGAAGTTAAACTTCTGTCTACATCTTTTATTTTAATTTCTGTTTCTATCCTTTTTACTAATTCTTTATATGTGTTTTTACCGAGAATACCCTCGTATTTATCTTGTGCTTGTTTATTTTGGTATAATTTAGCTATAACATTTGTGCCACCATCAGCGTTTGCTCTTGCTGTATCTATCTTTTCTCGTATTTCATCAAACATACCTACCTTAAATGCTTCTTTTTCGCTATTTGATTTTAAGTTATTATAAGTGTTTAAAAATCCTTTTGCAGATTCTCCTGACTTTAATAAACCTTGTTTCCCTAATTCAAGTGCTTCTTCTGCTTCATACTTTTCAGAGTATATTTTTCTCGCCTCTTTATATTCTTTCGGTCCTACTATATCAATTCTATTAATTAATCTTTTTCTTAAATCCATTAAATCTAAAAACGTAGCATTATCTGCACGTGAATACTTTAGGTTTCCTATTTCCCTATCTAATGCTTTTTTAAAAAAATCTAATCCCTCTAAAGTTATACCTACATCTTCTGATGGAAAAATATCTTTATACTCAGGCAAAACAGTTCCTCGAGCAGATGTTTTTAATTTGTTTTTTCTATAAGTTTTGTAAACATCTTCAAAAATCTCTGTATTTATAATTGAATTTAATTCTGCATCAACTATCGGTGTTTTGTTGCCCTGCATAATTCTTCTATAAATAGGTTTTGCCTCGTTTTCTATTCTGTTTAATAGCTTCTCTTTTAAATCAAAAGCATCACTATCAACTTTAAACTGGCTTTTAAAATCACTCATTAACCTTGCTCTTTGTCCTCCCTCTCTAGTTTCTAAAAATTCTTTTACAGGATTAATAGATGTAGGGTATTTTCCTGTCAAAGATAACAAAGCCTTAGTTTCTTCACCAGAAACATCTGTTAGTGAAACAGGTTTACCTCTTTTTTGCATTTCATTTAATCTAGTTAACAAATTGTCAAAATTTAATTTTCCGTCACTTTGTAATGCTCTCAATGTTTCTAAGTCTGCCTGTTGTGCTATTTTGCTACCACCAAAAACGTTTTCAAATTGTTTACTTACATAATCTGGCAAAGGAGTTTTATCTAATAATTTGCTCGCAGTTAAACCACCACCACCTAACAAAGCACCAATAGAACCATAATTTTTTGCTGACCTTAGTCTGTCGCTTGGATTTGCTCCTGCCGCACCCTCAGAACCTGCAACCAAACCAGATGCAACAGAGTATCCTGTTAATTTAGGCAAAAACCCATATTGTTTTGTTGGAACAGCTTTTTGTATGGCTGATCCAAAAGTTTTCGCTAATAAAGGAATACTTAGTGCAGTACCAGTAACTTCAGCCGCTGTATCTGCTTGAGGTTGTTCTTGTTGAAACTTTTTTTGTGCTAAATTTAATTGTGCTAAATTTTGTCCATACGTTTGATCACCTACTACAGATTTTAACAAAGCCTCTATTTCATCAGCAGTTCTTAGTGTAAGAGGTTGCAACATTTGTCTACCTACACCAAAATCTTGTTTTAAAACTGGAGCAGATTGCAGATTTTTTATTGTTTCTGCATCTAATTCAAATTTTTTACCTACTACATTTTTTATATAGCTGTTTACTAATTCTTGAGCATTTACACCCTTTTTTTTCGTAGCTTGTTGACGAATTACATTTATGTTTTCTTGTATTTCAGATAAATCGTTTGTATCAGCATCAACAACTGACATATAAGGATTTGCTAATTGAAAATCTTTGTCTAGTTTTTCTTTTATTTCTTCTTTTTTCATGATAACTTCTTAACCCCAAATTCTTTTATAAACATTTCTTCATCTTCGTTATAAATTCCTATTTTCTTTTGTATGTCTATGTCTAATTGGTATTTGTTTCGGGCTTCTTCTTGAAATTGTCCTAACTCATTTGTACTAGGAATTTTGCCTGTTCTTCCCATGTATTTATGTACTAATGTTGAATATTCAGATTCTCTTTTACCTATTGTTTGTGCGGCTCTTTCTAACATCGCTCTTCCCTCCGCAGTCATAGCAAGACTTGGAAAAGCGGCTAAATACATAGTCATTTCGTAATCTGATGTTGCACCAGAACCTGCTTCTCTTAATTTAGGTGCATATTGAACCCTTAACGCTTCAACTACTTCGTCTACACTAACAGCATTATTTTTCAATCCCATTATGCCTAGCATATTGGTTTTAAATTTGAATACCTTTCCACCCTCTTCTTCATCTAACTTAGACTCATTTATAAATTGATTAATAAACCCAACATTTTTTGCAAAATCAACCAACTTTAATGCAGGTCCATGAACAGTTTCCTCAATTCTTTTTAAACCTAAATCGTCTGACTTATCTGTAAATGCTTGTCGACCTTTTATTTTTGCTTCTTCTCGTAGAAGAAACAACTTACTTTTTATTGCCTCTGGTGTATCGCCTGTAAAAATAGAAATTTTGTCTGGATTTACTTCCCTGTAACCTTGTTTGACTAAAGTATCAGGAGAAATAACTTGCCCTTGAGAGTCTAGCAACCCACGTTTGGTGTCAAAATTTAAAATTATTTCTTTACCTTCCTTGTTTACAAACGATTTTGTACTTAGAGTACCCATACCTGAGGTAGCTTGTTTTATTCCCAATTCTGCTAAAGACAATCTATTTGCAAAATCTTGTTGTTGCAGTTGTCTACCTAATAACTGTCTTTGCAACATATTATTTTGAAAATTAGCAAAGTTTTGAGCAAAAGGTTTTGATCTATCAGATAGAGCCGCACCTAACATGAATAAGTTGTTATTCATTAAGTTACTACCAAAGTTATCTAACAAACCTGCTTTAGGTGCTTGTGTCATTTTTGGAGGTGTAAAATAACTGCTCGATTGATTGTTTAACAATCCCCCTGTTGGTAATCGAGGTATCATTTTTAGTTGTTCTGGACTAAACATTT